ACCGTTAGCAACATCTCGGCCAAATGATACGAGATAGTTTGGGTCATTAGACTTATTGAAAGAATCTTTGTATGCAGGAAGCGCACGACCAAGCACATTCTTTTCTAGGCTTTCACCTAGTTCTGCACCAATAACTGTACCTTCTGGACCTGCTAGGGAACCAACTGCTCCACCTGCAAGTACGCCAAGTGAACCAATTGTGCCATCAATAATGCCATGATCAGCATAGAGGCTGTGGATAAACTTGTAATCTCTTTGTGCTTCTTGCAAAGGCTTGTTAGCCCATGTCATCGCTGTGCCAACTGCCTTGCCAACTACTGGCAAATCAGTGATTGTCTTAATGACAGCGGTAGGAATTTCCTTAACATCTTTGAAGATATTGCTAATCCATGAACCAGAGTTGTATGTTTGCACATGGTCATCTACTGCGTTAGCAGTTGCAGTCATATGAGTCGTCGCAGCAAGAGTGTTGAATGCTGCTTGATTGCCTGTAGATATACCAGCCGCTGCTACTGCAGGACTATGAGCAACAAATGATGGATTGCCTTGAACCATGTCATTTGCAGAGGCTACATTTGCACCAGGAGTAATAGTTTGCTGTGGCATAGGTGCTGTAGTTGGTGCTGCAATTGGTTGGCCTTGAGGTTTATTTGGTGTCAGGGCCATGTATTACTTCCCTAATGTAGCGGCAAGTTGTTGCAATTCAGGTGCGGCATCTTTGTTTGATGCAAGAGATTGCACAAGGTTCTTTGCGGAAATACCAGTTTGTACTGCTTGGCCTGGTTGGATGCCAATTGCTTCTGGTCCTGGTCCAGCACCCATAGGTGCGCCTGCAGTGACAGGTTCTGCTGGACGTTGTGTAGGAGCAGAAAGTGGCGTAACTTGTTGAGCCATACCACCCTGTTGCTGTGCACCTTGTTGTGCGGCTGCTGCAAGAGCAGACGGAGCAGGTGCGTTGCCACCAAGACGCGTTGCGGACATTGGGGCTTGTGCTTGCAGATTCATTAAGTCCTGTCCATCGCCATAACTTGGCATTCCAGCAACATAACGTTGTGCTTGCTTTGAGGCTACGCTACCTGGTCCATCGGTTCGTGTGCTTAATGCACCTGGGAGTGATGGTGTTGTTGCTGGCTTTTGTGGGGCTGGCATCTACCTACTCACCTTCTTTTAATGTCTCAATGGTCCTAGCGGCATACTCGTGAAACGACTTTTGGTCATCCACGAAACTTGCTTGTGTATCTAACATGTGAGTTAGAATTTGAAAAAAGTTAGATCCTACATCGCATATGTCGGATGCAGTTGATGCGAACAGGGCAAATACATCCCACTTGCTTAGGCTTGTAGGCGCTTTGCCCTGCTCGTCGTTATTCAATTATGAACGAGGCTTTCCTGCTTCAGTTCCTGAACCGCGTGTGCCTGATGGCTGTACAGTGAACTTGATGTCTGACATGCCTGTTGACTTGACAGATGGTGCCTTCTGGATGCCTGTCTTCTGTGTAACTGCATCAGATGATCCATGTCCACCCTGATTTTTAGGTGAAGGAACCTTTGTTGTTAATGATGACTTAAGTGTTGCCATTTGTATCTCCTATAGGTTTTTGGGAATCTCACTCGTAACGTTAGGCGGGTGAGCGTCTGGCGACATTCGCAGATAGTTGCGGTGCGCCAGAAGATGAAAGTCCTGCTAGTAAGTTCTGCAATGCAGAAGGCTGTCCTTGCGGTGCTGCAGGCATACCTTGCGGCATACCCTGTGGAGTAGGTTCCCCACCAGGAGCCTGTCCTGGTGCACCAGCGGCTGCAACAGGTGGGGAGACTTGTTGTGCAAACGCAGCGGCTAGAACATCTTCGATGTTATCGCCTGCCATACGACCCTTGATAGCGGCAGCAATTGCTGTTAACGCCTTTGTAGGATCTTGTCCTTGCAGAGCAAGGGTAGGGATTGCATTTGCGTATGAAGTAACTGCTTGCATAAGAGCATCGCGTAATTCTTCAACTTCAACCTTTTCTTCTTCTTGGGTTACGTTCATATCCCAAGGCATCTGACGACGCAAGAAGTCACGGCTGATTAACTTGTCTCCACGAGCCTGTAGCCCAAATACTAATGCGCGGTTTGGATCTAGACCCGCCATCATTCCATAACTTACATCGCACCAATAATCTCCGCCAATATCTTTCTTAGGCGTGTAGGTAATCTCGTAAGGTGCGCCAGCAGTTACGCCGCGTACTTCTTTCTCAACATCACCAAATAGTGCTTCGTCCATCTTAAAGCAAAGGCGCATGACGTGACGGAATGTCTCAGAGAAAACAGCCTGTGCTGTCTTAACCTGAGTATCAAATCCACCCATCAGTGCTTCTACGCCACGACCAGTGACGATAGAACCTGACTGCTGTCCTAGACGGCCTTGAGGATAGCGTGAACCAACACGCAATTCTTGATCTAGTTCGCCAGTCTCTTGGAAGATTCCGTTAGGAATGTCAAGTGCTACACGGCGAATCTTTTCTGGATTGGCAGAGCGGATAGTCGCATCTGGACCAATCTCAATAACGTTAACATCTGAAGGCAAAGCAAACGGAGCCTGCACAGACTTCTGTGCTGCTTCCAATTGGAATGTTGCCATACGTGCGCGGGCAACTTGTACCCACATGATGTCATCAAATTGTCCGCGCTGATTCTCGTCAGAGTCAACACCTGGACGAATAGCAAGTGCAATTGGAATCTCATCAAATGGATTGTTAGCACGCTCAAGAACAAGGTTTGCACGCTCAGGTACAAATAAAACTAATTCTGTTTTGTCTTGGTAGCGATAAACTTCAAGCATACGCTCTGAGTTGCGGTTTTCATACTTGGTAAGGATCTGTGGCTCAAACTCTGGAAAGTCATTGCATAGTTCGCGTACTGACTTCTGGTAGCGCTTGGTGTATGAAAGCAACTTGCCAAAACGATCAAACTCAGGGTATGAGTTAATTGGGTTGTCAATGCGAATCATTGGGCGATTGTTTTCATAATCAGGCTCAATGATAAATGCCAACATACCAAAGGTAAGGTAACGGTCAGCACCTGAATACATCAACGTCTGAAGGTTGCAAGAGTCGCGGTAACCAGCGACGATCATGGTGCGCTTATCGGCACGCTTTCTTGCACGATCTGAGATTGAGTCAGTTGTATCGCAGTTGAATGCTGGAAGCGGAGCGATAACTTCAGCCACGTCGCGGGCAGCAACGTCAATAAAGTTTGCCACCATTGGCTTTGGATATTCTTCTGAGAACATTCCAGGAAAGACTTGTTGAATGTCGCCTTGGCGAATAGCCATAAGGTCAGCCCAACGAGAGTCGCGGGTATGGTATCTATCCCGCAACTTGCGGACTTTTACGCCCAACTCGTTAATATCTATTGCCACTTATGTATCCCCCGTTAGATGCAAGTTTTTCTTGCATTTGCTGCCATTCTTCCAAGTTGATTACTTTGCGAGAAGCCAACTGGTTTCGAGTGGCAAATGGATTTTTTACAAACGTTCCGCCATATGCACCAGCCTGGTTGATGTAGTCACGCATTTGCGTTTCTGCAAACCAGAGGGCCATCGGACCGTCTTGTTTGTTCTTGGTACCTGCAGACCAGGTAATCAATTGCTCGATAAGAGCCTTGATATGTTCGTTATCGGCTCGTGGCAGATCCAACAGGTTATTCTTTTGATGTTTGCCTTGGCTGTCAGTCGAGCCGAAAAGTGGTGCCATAGAGGCGACGCCAAACTCAGCATCCATTTTATTTGAGCCAGTGTAGTGCTGGACAAGGCGGATACCGCGTGAGGCAAGGAACTGGTTGATCTTTTCATCTTGTGTCAAGAACAACTGGAAAGCGTTTTTCTCAATTACCCATACCTTTGGCTGATACTTCTCAGTCCAATGGAAGATCAAGTCTCTGATCTGTTGAGGTGTAGGTGCTGGCATGCGCGATGCTTCTAGCAAGTAGCGCTTGCCTGTGGTTCTATCGCCTGACATGATGACTGA